CTGTAGTTAACCTACTAGCGGAAATCCATCCCCCAGTTAAGTATTGCAACTTTGGTGTAACTAAAATAGCGTGAGAAGCGCTTTCAGTTATCCTTGTTATATCACTAAAGGTTACACTAGTGTTAACATCGTTAGAACTACTCGCCCCAAATGTTCCATCTGATACTAAAAACTCAATGCCTTTTATTTGACCAGCAAAAGACCCTTTAAACACTCTTATGTATCCTGTGTAAAACCCAGCCCCAGAACCTATTTCGGCTACGTGCCTGTAGTTAAAATCATTCTCGTGCCAGTAGCCCAATGTGGTGCCTGTTTTTTGTCCACCATTTGCAGGCAGGA